AAATTATTCGGTCTGGTTAAATTATTTAACTTATTTTTGAATGATGATAGTGCAAACATATTAGATTTTCTCTCTGCTTTCTTTCCAGATTGTATCTTTTGAAGACTTTCTAAATCTCTCTGTTGGTAAGAACAGTGCAATGTCCCATTCTTTAGCAGTTATTTCTAAAAATGGTGATCGAACATGCGAATTTAAATATTTTTTTAGTGTAGGTTTAAATGCTTTATATTTAGACGCACGTTTTAGTATACTATATGTTAAAACCACTTTTGTATTTTCATCATATTTTCTATCAGTTGTAGTTGAATATATTGCGTTCATCAAATTTGCACGTAAAATCAGTGGCAGATAGTGAAAATTAATGCCCAAAAAGCCATCTGAGTGAGTTTCTACTGGAAATATTAATGGAAAAGTGTCGTAGTATGGTAAATCCATTTTTGTTTTTGGATCATACACGAACATGTACATATTTCCAAGTTCTAATCTAGAAACTTTTCTTTTTGGATCAAATGAACTCTGAACTCTTCCAGGCGAAACTCTGTTCGATGATATTTGAGTTGCCGCATCACGATACCAATCTCTGGCAAAAAGAGTTCTGCCAGGAACAATATTGGCGGAGACTCCTTTATCTAGAATTTGTTTGAAAATTAGCATTTAAGATTCCGAGTTTTATTAGTTCTATTTATGTTAATTCTTTTTCAGTGATTATCTTAAATTCAAAATTTTTGTCTTTGCAATATTCAACTGCTGCTTTCCATTTGGCTTGATTCACGCCCCATGTCATAACTTCGTTTAAATATCGCCTTGTTGGTTTAGAACTACTTTCTGGTTTGTTAGGCGGCTTTGTTTGTGAAGAAGGCTTAATCTCGATAAGATTTTTCTTAATATTACCGTTTGAATCTTTATACTTTATATAAAAATCTACAAAATATCTGTGCCATTTTCTATCAATTGGAGAATAATACGGTATAACAACTTCCTCCGATGACCATTCTAGTATCGACGGATTGTTGTCGCAATATACCATAAACCTTCGCTCCAACAAACTTCTATAAACTATGTTGGTCGGATCACCAGCATATTTTTGATAGTTTTTAGGTTTAAATTTTCCTCTGTACGCCATAGTATTATAAATAAGTTAAAAGGAGAATGCTATGCCAACTATAACTACTTTTGCATTAGTTGCCGACAATCAAACCACATCATATCCGGAAGATCAAAAAAATCAAGCGGCGCCCAGGCGCACGAATGCCATAGAAAGATATGCAACGGCTGGTCTTAATAAAACGATTCAATATCCATATGCTGGTTCCAATACCAATTCATTTAATGTTCCACTAATTAGATTTGTATTTCTAGATGGCTATGGAGAAAGAATAGGAAATGGTCCTACAGTATTTATAAGAATGCCCAATCAATTTAACATATCAGATTTTTCAGAATACAGTAGAACAGAAGCAATATTTGGATCCAGTACAGACTTTGGTATGCTTTCAGATATGGTGTTTAACGAAAATAAAACCAAATCTGGATTTGATGCCGCAAACTTTGGATTAACTGCCGCAGAAGCCGTGAAATACGCAACACAAAAAGGCTTAACTAATGTGCAAGGATTTATTCAATCTGCTGGGCTGAACAACATTGCTCAAGCCGAATTTAGTGCTAGATCGGCGGTGAATCCATTTACACAATTGCTTTACAAAGGTCCTCAGTATAGAAAATATCAAATTCCTGTTTTGATAAAACCCAAAAACAAAGAAGACGCGAGCGCCGCACTTGACATAATTTCTGTGTTTAGAATAGCATCGTCTCCATCTGTTCCTAGCACAACAGGAATTTCAGTTGGCGAAGAAACAATCGGATCCGGAACATCATTTCTATTTGGATATCCACACTTGACACAATTCGATATTGAATTTAAAATTGATGGAAATACCAAAAGGATATTTAGAAGTAAGCCGTGTGTAATAGATTCTGTTGCTGTAGATTATGGTGGACAAAAAATGACATTTTTCGAAGATGGTGTTCCTACTGAAATGAATTTAACTATCCAATTGACTGAAATTGTTCCAAGAACTCTTGGTGATTCCCTGACAGACGCTAAAATAGTGGACACTTCAAAAACAGTAGGAACAGATCCAACCAGATCGTCAGACCTTAATTACAGAACCATAAGATAAAATGTATCAATATTATCCAAAAATATTATATTCGGTAAATGAATTTGATAAAATCAAAGCCGTTGATATTACCAAATCTGCAAAAGTAAAAAATCTTATATTATCATCTTCAAATTCAAATTTTTTACGGCGATATGTTGTTCAGAATGGAGAAAGGCCTGATATTGTTTCTTTCCAATTATATGATTCTTCAAAGTATGAATACATATTACTTCTTGTTAATAACATTATAAGTATATACGATGACTGGCCAAAAGACTATGAAACATTTAACAAATACATAGAAGAAAAATATGGATCAATGACATATGCAATGTCAAACTATGCTTATCATTACACATCAGAAGGTGTAATTGTAAGTGAGGAATATTGGCAATCTCTTTCTGGATCGTCAAAATATAGAGAAACTTTTTTTGAATATGAAACTAGACTTAATATAAAAAAAGCTAGAATAAAAGTTTTAGATTTTCCATACATTATTCAGTTTGAAACTGGACTTCGAGAATTATTATAATTAACTATGGCAACAGAATTACCAAATTTTTCTAATAGTACAACTTCTGCGGTAGTTGGTGCAACTGAAGAAGCTACGCCTAGACATTTTGTAGACTCATATACACTACACGAATTAACTATAGTTATTAAAAATGGCACTAGGGTATCTCTCACTGATGTTTTTGTTGTTATGGAAGTTTATGAAGATATTTTTAGTCCATCAATTTCAGGATTTATTCGCATAAGAGATTATGTTGGTGGATTAGAAAAATTCATATTCACCGGTGGAGAAGTTATAACCATTAGAGCACTAAAACCAAATACGTCTGAGATAATTGTTTCTAGAGATGATTTAGTTGTCTATGAAATATCTAAAGTTGCCGTCGAAGATCAAAATACTATGACATATGATTTACGATTTACTTCTAAATCTGCTATAGAATCTCAGAAAAAAAGATTATACAAAAGTTTTGGTGGCAATAGATCAATAACAGACATAGTTAAAAAACTATATTCGTCTATGGAAATTAATCCTTATCTTAATATACCGAATATAGGAACAGGATTACAAAACACGTTTGTAAGTCCAGGATATAATCCAATAGAAGCCATTACACATTTAGCAAAAAGAGCAAGTGTTGATGGAGACTATTATGTATTTTTTGAGAGATTTAATACAAACAAGTCAACCGACTATAGACATCTTTTTATGGGGCTGTCTGAAATAAAAAAATGGTGGACAACATCAGGCGCCAATATACCAAAAATATTGTATGTTCCAGGCGTTGTTTATGTAACAGAAGAAGGTGCCGAAACAAATGTTGTTGCAACAGCATTTCAAATACAAGAAAATTACAAACACTTGGATTACATGAACGGTGGATTTTATAATTCTAGAGTCAGAGAAATAAATTTAGCAACACGAAAATATGGTGACATTAAAATTTCGTATAAAGACAGAGCATTAAATTCGGACTTTTATCAAAACAAATTTATTGAGAGCGGCAACATATTTTTTTCGTATGATGATGTTTCTCAAATTCAAGGTGAACGATTAGTTGTTAGTCCGACAAATGATTCTATTGTAAATAAAAAACAATGGGTTGCAAATGATACATATGGTGCAATATTAAATAGCAGCATAAGAATTCTTGTTGATATTCCAGGAGGAAGCAACAAGATTAGGTCTGGATATGCAGTAGAATTAGATATACCTAGTTTGGTTGCCAAATCACTAGCCTTAGAAAATTCTGAGGTGCAAAATGACCGAATGCACTCTGGTAAGTATTTGGTTACTGCATGTAGACACATCATTGATAAACAACGATATAGAAAAAAAATAGAATTGAGCAGAGGGTCACTACAAAATGATATCGATAAACTTTTAGGATAAAAACTTTAGAGAGTTAATAAATGTTAAAAACATTTTCAGAGTTTTTCAACGAATATGAATATAATCTTCATGAAAAACTTATCATTTACAACAACGACAAACGATACGGTCAAATCGTTTTCTTAGCTGGTGGCGCAGGTTCAGGAAAAGGATTTGCAATCAAAAACTTCATGCACGATGAACTGTTTAAAATTCGTGACGTTGATGAACTGAAAACATCATTTCAAAAATTAGATAATTTGAAAAAATTTACCACTGATGATTTATTGGAAAAGTATGGTAAAAATTTATCGCCAGAAGTTTTTGCATTGGTAAGAAAAATTTTAGTCGATGATAAAGTTTCTCTTAAAGATTTGGATTTAAGAACTCCAGAACATGTGTTCATTTTGCATATGTTAGTAAAGGCAACTGGCGCAAAAGAAAAAACTTTGGATTTAATTCTAAGTGGTGCAAAAGAAAAAACATTGCCAAATATAATTTTTGATATGACGCTAAAAGACATGAGCGAATTAAATTCATATCTACCAAAGTTAATAGAAGTAGGATATGATCCAAAAAATATTCATTTGACTTGGGTTCTAACGAATTATGAAATTGCAATTAAAAACAATGCGGATCGAGAAAGAGTTGTTCCTGCCGATATTCTTTTGCAAACTCACGAAGGTGCAGCAAGAACGGTTCTTGACTTAGTTAAAAAAGGTTTGCCAAACGAGGTTGATGGTTCGCTTTATGTTATATTAAACAACAGAGAGAATACTACATATTTCACAGACAGTAGTGGAAAAGAAATTAAAAACTCTAGATTTGGAAAACCAACAGTTAAAAATTTCCTATATCTAACTCTTAAGAAATCTGGAAAACCTATTGTGAGTGATCTTGCGATTAAACGACAACTGTACGCATGGGTCATTAACAATGTTCCGGCTTCAGTGTTGAAAACGGTTAACATGCAGGACTTATAAACTATGTTCATTGGGCGTGATGGATTTTATTGGTGGATTGGAACGGTAGAAGATAATGATGATCCTCTTCTGTTGAACAGGGTTAAAGTCAGAATCTTTGGATATCATCCACCATATACTGCAACAGAATCTGCCGATAGAGACAACACAATACCGTCTTCAGATTTGCCTTGGGCCACGGTTATACTTTCCCCAAACTCATCGGGAAATTTTTCTAGATTAGAATTGGGTGAATGGGTGTTTGGATTTTTTCTAGACGGCCCAGAAGCCCAAGAGCCTGCCGTTCTAGGATATATGCCGACTCAGCTTGCAGAAGGTGCAGTGCCATCCGCACAATCATTTGGTAAATATCCAACAACTAAAAGAACTTTCTCAGAAGTAGCGAATCAAGCAAGTTCTTTCAATAATCCCACTGAAGATCGTAAAAGATTATCGCAAAGAAAATCATTTTTTTCTCCGTCTGGACATTCTTTAGAATTTTTAGACTATGCCGGCAGTCAAGAAAATAGAATTGACCTTAGGCATAACAACAGAAAAACCGCGGTTGTAGTCAAAACTGATGATGTTGAAGTTCAATCAAATTATGGAAACTATAATGTTGCTTCAAAACTTAGTGAAATTGATGGATTAAAAACTAGATTATCAACGTTAGAAAAGGGCGCCGGCTCTCGATCACTTTCACCATATGGCTATGAAAAGTTACCCAGTGGACTAATAATGCAATGGGGTAAAGTAGCAGTTGGTTCATGGTTTGGTACTGCGGTAGTGACTTTTCCAATTGGCTTTTCTCAAGTATTCAATGTTCAAGCAACACCTGTTGCTCCTGGAGGCTTAAGAGGTGCGGGCGATAAAAGAGA